GATTGGATTTCAACAGGTAACTATGCACTCAACTATCTTATCTCAGGTGACTTCCACAAAGGTGTACCTATGGGTAAGGTGACTGTGTTTGCAGGTGAAAGTGGTGCAGGTAAAAGTTATATCTGTGCAGGTAATATTGTAAAAGCGGCGCAGGATCAAGGTATCTTTGTTGTATTAATTGATTCAGAGAATGCACTTGATGAAAGTTGGCTACACGCTCTTGATGTAGATACTTCAGAAGAAAAACTACTAAAATTAAACATGTCAATGATTGATGATGTAGCAAAAACTATTTCCACATTCATGACAGACTACAAAGCAATGGACGAAGAAGATCGCCCTAAGGTGTTGTTTGTAATTGATAGTTTGGGTATGTTGCTAACACCTACAGATGTTGATCAGTTTAACAAAGGTGATATGAAAGGTGATATGGGTCGTAAGCCTAAGGCATTGACTTCACTTGTTCGTAACACAGTTAACATGATTGGCTCACACAATGTAGGACTTGTATGTACTAATCACACATATGCATCGCAAGATATGTTTGATCCAGATGATAAGATATCAGGTGGTCAAGGATTTATCTATGCAAGTTCAATTGTTGTAGCAATGAAAAAACTTAAACTAAAAGAAGACGAAGACGGTAATAAGATAAGCGAAGTGCGTGGTATTCGTGCAGGCTGTAAAGTAATGAAAACACGTTATGCTAAACCGTTTGAAGGTGTACAGGTTAAGATTCCATACGAAACAGGTATGAACCCTTATAGCGGACTTGTAGAACTTTTTGAAAAGAAAGGACTGTTATCCAAAGACGGCAACAGACTAAAATACATCGATTCAAAAGGTGAAGAACACAAAGAATATCGCAAAAACTGGACCGGGGAACTGCTCGATATGGTAATGTCAGATCATGTGAATTTATCAACTGAAAAGGTAAATATCCAAGACGACATAGAAGAACCAATCGAGGAGCCTGTTAATGGATGAATCACAAATTGTTGATATTTGGACAGTGTTTAAAGATAACATTGACAAGAAAAACATTGAAGTTGTTGCAGAACGTTTTGTTGACGTGTGTGCAGACTACGGCGCAGATGATGAGCATTTCAAAAATGCACTCGGCCACTGCAATGATCTTGATGCTGCTATCTACTACTATCTTGACATAGACAATGATGTTACCGAAGACGAAGAAGAGGACTGGTAATGGGTTGGTATAGTGAAATATCTCGTGATGTTTCTAAGATCCCTGATGCAGTAGCTCACTTTGAATTAGAACTTTCTGAAGCTCGTAAGGAAGTAAAACTACACGGCAATGTAGAACGAGCCGCTGCAGAAATGCCAGGCATTGTCGAACACCGCTTCAATCAACTACAAGAAATTGAAGCAATTCTAAACTACTTAAATATAGAACTGCGAAGATTGCGTAGTTCATATTTTAAAAAATACCTAGAAAACTATCAACGAGCTCTGTCTAGCCGTGACGTTGAAAAATACGTTGACGGTGAGGCAGACGTTGTTGACTATGAAAAAATTATAAATGAGTTTGCTCTTATGCGAAACAAATGGTTAGGCGTTCTTAAGGCACTAGATCAAAAGCAATGGCAGATAACTAATGTTGTCAAGCTAAGAGTAGCAGGTATGGAGGACGCAAGTTTATGATAGATTACGTACCCTTACAAGTTAAAAAACGTAAAGGCAACTTTTTTTATCTTCCCTGTGACACAGTTTTTTTCAATGAATTTGCAATACATTTTATTAAAAGTGTTAAAATTTATGCTAACAAAATTTCAGTTCATGTACATATCTTTGACGCAACAGATCAAGATATAGAATGGTGTAATAAGAATAAAATAAGTTTGACTACTGAAATTACTCCTGAAAGTTATAAAACTTTAGATGACAAAAAAGGATATTGGGTTAATAGTAGATTTTTAAGAGTACCTGAAATATTTCATGATTCAGCAAATATAATGGCTGTTGATCCTGATGGTATGTTGATTGCAGATATTAGTTTAGAAGAATGGAGCGCAGATTTATCAAATGATTGGGTGGCTATGAGAGTGAAAGGTGTAGGCGCTCTTGGTGGTTGTGTAGCATTTGCTGGCAACAAATTAGGAAGATATTATTTAAAAGATAAAATTTTAGAATTAGCAAAGCAACAAGGACTTGTTTGGTTTTTAGATCAAACTGCTCTAAATGAATTAGTTGCAGAAGAAAAAATTAGTACATTTGGAATGAAGTATGTTGATTATCATTTAAGACCTGATTCAAAAATATGGACTGGCAAAGGTGCCAAAAAGTATTTTAGAGAAGGTGCTAAACCTAAGAAAAATAAATTTTATTTTAAACTTGAAGAGCTAAAAAACAAATAATGAATATACTTGTTACAGGAGCAACCGGTTACATAGGAAGTCATTTATGTAAAATATTATTTGAACAAGGACATAATGTAACTGCGTGGGACATTAACCTATATGATGAATATAATGATATAGAATCATATGCAAAATTTGAAAATGTAGATGTATGTAACTTTAACACCAAGCACAAATTCGACGCTGTAGTGCATCTTGCAGGTAGAGTAGCTGTAGATGAAAGTGTACAAATACCATACGAATACTATAAAACTAACATATTTGGTACTGCTAATTGCTTAGAGAATATTGACACAGAACATTTTTTATTTGCTGGAACTGCCGCATCATGGGATCTAGCTAGTCCATATGCATTGAGCAAAGTTGCTGCTGAAGATATAATTAAGCAAAAAGCAAAAGGTTATACAATTTTTAGATTTTTTAATGTAAGTGGCACAAATACTATTCACAGACAACTAGGCAATGGTACACATCTTATAAGAATGGTAGCAAAAGTTGCCGCTGGCAAAAAAGACAAGTTGCAAATATTTGGCAATGACTGGAACACAAAGGATGGAACTTGTGTTAGAGATTTTATTCACGTTCAAGATTTAGCTAGTGCTATTGCTAATGCTATAAATTTAGGTCCTACTAACACGCCTTATGAATGTTTAGGAACAAAAAATGGATATTCGGTATTAGATGTTGTAGAAACAATGTCGCACGTTACAGGTAAAAATATTCAAATAGAATTTGTTGATAGGCGCCCTGGAGACATTGAGTCAAGTATTGTACCAGAAATAAGTTCATTATTAAATGTAACAAAAACATTAAAAGATATGTGTGCAGATCAATACGAATTAGAGAGGAATATATAATGTTGGAAGAACATCTTGGAGGACACGGCGGCCTAACACATTTAGACAAAGGGTCACTTAATTGGTTTAAAAGTTTAGGTTTTAGTAGTTTTTTAGACATAGGATGTGGTCCAGGCGGAATGGTTGAACTTGCTGAATCTATGGAATTTAAAGTTTTAGGTATAGACGGAGATTATACATTAAAGCGTTATAATAATGATCGATTTATTATTCACGATTTTACAAAAGGATCTATAGACATAAATGAAACATTTGATATAGGATGGAGTGTTGAATTTGTAGAACATGTTGAAGAAAAGTACATACCAAATTATGTAACTGCAATGCAAAAATGTAAAAATTTAGTAATGACACATGCACTCGAAGGACAAAGCGGATATCATCATGTTAATTGCCAAAATCCTCCATATTGGATCAATAAAATGTCTGACTATGGTTTTAAATTAGATGAAGAAAAAACTAAAATCTTACGCAGTGTAAGTACTATGGGTACAAAGAAAAAACATAAGTTCTTAGAAAAAACTGGAATGTATTTCGTAAATGAAAATGTCTGAACCTTTAATTGTTGCTATTAAACCTGCTTATAGAAACCATCCTATTATAGGAGGCAATAATGTTAAAATTGCAGAATGGGAAGATAAAGAACTAATACAAAAAGCAGATATATTTTTACAAAGTAATATTTTAGAACAAAAACGTCAAAAAAGTTTGGGACATATTTACGAGTTTATTCGTTACAGCGGTAAACCTTACATCTGCGCAGAAGCAGCAGTATTTAGAAAAGGTATGCCTGATTATCCTAATCCTAAAGCGTATCATAGATTTAGTTGGTGGAGTTATTTTTATGACGAAGGTGAATACAATGCAAAAGACTGTCCACCGGATAGATGGTACAGAATCCAAGAAGAACAAGATATAGAAATAAAAGACTGGCAGCAACCTGGTGATGCTATACTATTACTTTTACAACGTCCGGGTGATAGTAGTTTGAAAAATTTGTTAAACAA